CATTAGAAAAAAGTCGCGCAACAAGTTTCCCTGACCCGGAATATTTAATTGTCACACGTGGCGGACATGGTGTAGAATGGAATGGTTGGGTATGTGCTGCAGAAATTGTTGGAGACGTAACCGATGTGTGTGGAGCAGGAGACACGTTTTTATCTGCACTGGTATATAAGTTTTTAGAAACTAACCGCATGCCAGATGCTGTTAAATTTGCCAACAAAGCTGCCAGTATAACAGTACAGCATGTAGGAGTCTATGCTCCTAGACCAGAGGAAATTAAATGAGAGTTTTAGTCACAGGGCACCGTGGATTCATCGGTCAAAATTTAGTACAGTACATTTACAACAACACAGATTGGAGTGTAGATCTGTTTGACTGGAGTGACGGTAATATGCCCAGCGTTATGGAACAGGATTGGGTAATACACATAGGCGCTATTAGCAGTACAACTGAACAAGACTTAGATAAAATAATGCGACAGAACGTAGACTTTACTCGCCAACTATTCAATGCTTGTAAAACATACGGAGTTAACCTACAGTATGCTAGCAGTGCCAGCTTATACGGTATGGGACCAGACTTTAAGGAAACTGCACCGTTAGATCCTCGTACTCCATATGCATGGAGCAAGTACCTGTGTGAGTACCATCATAGACAACATCAAGGCGGCAACACTGTACAAGGGTTTCGTTACTTTAATGTCTACGGCAATCAGGAAGAACACAAAGGCAGTCAGGGCAGTCCAGTAAGCCAGTTTAGCCGTCAAGCAAAAGCTGGTACTATTAAACTATTTCACAATAGCAACGAATACCTACGTGATTTCATAGCAGTAGAAGATATATGCAGAATGCATGTAGAGTTTATCAAGCAAGTAAAAGAATCAGGCATATGGAATATAGGCACAGGTAATCCTGTTAGTTTTGAGCATGTTGCGCAACTAATTGCAAAGAAAACTAATGCACGTATAGAGTACATAGATATGCCCGATATACTTAAAAAGAGCTATCAAGCATACACCTGTGCAGATTTAACTAAACTAACAGCTACTATTGGCCTGCAACAATGGATCACTGTAGAAGACTGGCTAAACAGTTAAATACACTATGAGACTTAACGAATTTATCACCGACGAGGAACTGGCTGCTCTTGACGAAAAAGCCAGTAGAAAGCTATGTACCAGCACTAAATCTAACAAAGATCTTGGTGCTAGTAACCTTGCCAGCTGTAAGAGCCAAGGTCTACGATCTCGAGAAGGCAACAAATCACACTTATTAGGTAAAGGTCCAGAAAGCCGTGTAGTTATGGGCGGACATAAACTTAAAGGTAAAAAGTATGGCGGCAAAATCCCAGATTGGGGCACACGCAAAGGACAACTATGAGATTTACAGAATTTAAAATTATAAAAGAAGCAGACAGTATTACACTTGGCCCTACTGGTGCAGCACCTGGTGCCCCACCTACTAAAGATAAACCTGTTGCAAGAGCGTTTCGTCCAGACGGAACTTTCTATGTTGAAGTTCCTACTAGCAGAAAAGGCACAGCGATTGCAGACGTTCAAAAAGCATTGATTGCTCTTGGTTATCCATTACCATCATACGGAGTTGACGGCCAACGTGGTCCAGAAACCACTGCCGCAGTCAAGAAATTCCAAACAGACAATGGACTAACAGCTGACGGAGACCCTGGACCAAACACAGTAGCCAAGATAAACGATGTGTTAAAGGCCAAACCTGATGTTGCTAAGAAACTTAATAAAACTAAACCTGCTGAACTTGATGCACCAAAACCAGTACCAGGATCTGATACTAAAGGCGCTATTAAGAAAGTTATTAAAGCTGGACCCAATTTTACAGACGTAGAAACAGTCGACGGCGCACAGTTTCGCAGAAGCGGTGCTAGAAACTGGAGAAACAACAATCCAGGAAATCTTGAGTACGGTGGCTTTGCCAAGGCAAAAGGAGCAGTTGGTACCGATGGCCGCTTTGCAGTATTTCCAACATTAGAAATTGGCATGAAGGCCAAAGAAGATCTAGTGTTCGGTAAGAACTATATAAATTTAAGTATACGTAATGCAATTGCAAAATATGCACCTGAAAGCGAGAATGATGTTAACATGTATGTAGGTAGAATTACTCAAGCAACTAGAGCAGCGCCTGATACTGTACTTAAAGATCTAACACCCGAACAACGTACAGCCATGTTAGATACTATTAATCAAGTCGAAGGATTTAAAGTCGGAACAGTACTCGCACTAGGTCCTACAACAACTACAACAGCATAAATGAATTTAACCGGTAAACTTTTAATAGCCCCTCCTAACGTGCGTGGAAACTTTTGGCAGAAGACTGTGATCTTTGTTACTGAAGATCATGCCCGTGGTAGTATGGGTGTTGTACTAAACAAACAATCCAAAATGACTATTCGGGAGTTTGCTGAACAGTGTAATGTAGATATTGACATTGAAGGATTTGTCTATGTAGGTGGTCCAGTTAATGTTAAAGCATTAACCTTATTGCATAGTTCAGAATGGAAGACTAATAACACTATGCAGGTTAATGAGCAATTTAGTATTAGTTCAAGCCAAGAGCTATTACTAAGACTAGCAATGGGCGACCATCCAAAACATTGGAGACTGTTAGTTGGTCTATGTGCATGGGCACCTGATCAATTGACTAACGAGATCAAAGGGATACCCCCATACAATCATGATTTTAGTTGGCTAACTGCAACGCCAAACTATACAAGTGTATTTGGACTAGATACGCAGGATCAATGGACACAGTCAATTGAGCAATCTGGTTCCGAATTTGTACAAAATTTACTTGCTTAAATATCTAAATGGCTGTATAATACAAGCTGTTTCACACAAAAAGAAATGATTACCCAAAATGTCAGATACGCTCTTACTCAACGCCGACGGCGCACCAGTCAGCTTTCTGCCACTTAGTACACTAACTTGGCAGGATGCAATCAAATACATGGTCTTAGACAAGGCCCATGTATTGGCTTGGCACGACAATTGGATTGTGCATAGCGCCACTTGGGAAACTGCGGTTCCTAGCATCTTAATTCTTAGAGATTATATGAAGCCCAAGACTAGTGTTAGATTCTCTAAGGGTAATGTATTCTTACGAGACAATTATACATGTGCATATTGTAGCGACCATCTTGAAAAGAAATCGTGTACACTAGATCATGTGCTGCCAACTAGCTTAGGTGGTAAGACTACCTTTGAAAACTGTGTCACTGCCTGTGGGCCTTGCAACGCCGGCAAAGGCAATAACAAGAAGATTGTTCCCAAGTACAGACCACATAAGCCAGACTTCTACGAACTAGTAAATAAGCGTAAGAAGATGTCATTCCAACTTAGGTTTGAAGAATGGCGTGACTATGTACAGTGAACACAGAAACTTTAACTATTGACTGGAACTTTGGAAACGAATGTGCCCTAAAATGTAGCTACTGCAATGTAGAATTACACGATGGGGCCAACCCATTTCCTATTGCTGATAAGTTTTGCCCGGCATTTGATCATCTTATTGGTCAGACCCGGGCTTTTTCGCGTGTCAACTTAGAGTTCTCAGGCGGCGAACCTACACAGAGTAAGAGCCTACAATATGTCGTATTATCCAGCACAGATGATAGAGTAAAGTTTAAACTAATATCAAACGGTCAAGCACCCATCATGTGGTGGAAACTCATAGCATACAAGTTATACGCACTTACTTTAACATATCATGTACACACTGACCTAGAACATTTCAAACGTGTAGTTACGATTACCCAGCGCCATGGTCTAAAGATATTTGTAGCTATAACTCCTGAAACTTGGGCAGCGGGTATAGCAGCCTATCGTGAACTTAAAGTCATACATACCGATGTAGACATGCAACTCTTATACTCAAACTTCACTAGAGGCAATGATCAATATCTTAAATACACAGACGATCACTGGGCTGTATATTATGCAGAGAAAGGCATTGATGTGAAGAACCAACAGCAAGTAGAGCAGACAATAGAGTTTAAACGAGTTAATCATTTAAACAATTACTACGGTCACATGTGCTGGGCAGGTGTTACACAGGTTATTATAGATAACTTTGGGTATGTCTATCGTGGCTGGTGTAAGAGCAACGGACATATGGGTAATGTGTTTGATCAATCGTTTCAAATAGATAGCAGACCAAGACCTTGCCCCAAGACACAGTGTAAGAATGGATTTGATTTACAAGCTCGTAAGAGTGAAGGAACATGGGGAATGGCATGAAAAAGTTATTTTGGAACATATTAGGATTTTTAAGTTTAGGTATGGCCTATATCGGAGTTATCACTCCGGGCATACCTTATAGTTGTTTTGTTGTGTTTGCTGCCTATTGCTTTGCTAAAGGCAACAAGCGTATGCACGATTGGTTATACAATCATAAGTTGTTCGGACCATTCCTAACCAACTGGGGCACCAAGCGTGTGTTCCCGCACAAGATGAAATACTTCATGTTGGTCACTATGAGTGTTAGTCTAGTCATCATGTGGTTCACAGGTGTTAAACCCGTTGGCATATTGTCTACAGGCATCTTCATGGCCTTGGTAGCAGTATGGGCATGGCGATTCCCAGGCAGCACTGACGAGTATGATAGTCGAATTGCTGAAGGCCGTAAGATAGGTTGGTTCAACAATAGTTTTTAACAGTGTAATCATTATGTAATCGATTGGGCGGTAAATATGATATATGAAGACATACCGCTCAATCTTTGTTAGTGATGTGCATCTCGGAACCAAAGACTGCCAAGCGGATAAGTTAAACAATTTTCTCAAACATAACTCATGTGATACATTATATCTAGTAGGCGATATAATAGATGCGTGGCGCATACAACAAAACAAGTGGCGTTGGAAACAGAGCCATACTAACGTAGTACGCAGAGTATTAGGACACGCCAAGCGTGGTACTCGTGTAGTTTATGTAGCGGGCAATCACGACGAATTCCTAAGACCAATGATACCCTACGGTTTCTCATTCGGCCTTGTAGAAATACACAATCAAATAGAACACATAGGTGCTGACGGCAAGCACTATCTAGTCACACATGGTGACTTGTTTGACGGCATTACACGTCTAGCTCCTTGGCTAGCATTCTTAGGAGATAAAGCATATGATATCATCCTTAGTATCAATAGCAAGTATAATTGGCTACGTCATCGCATGGGTTTTGGGTACTTTAGCATTAGCAAGTTTCTTAAGCACAGAGTTAAGAAAGCCGTAGACTTTATATTCAAGTTTGAAGAAAATCTAGCAGGCTATTGTAAAAAGCGTGGCTTTGATGGTGTAATATGTGGACACATACACCATGCAGAAATCAAAGACATAGACGGAGTGACGTATATGAATGACGGTGACTGGGTAGAAAGTTGCACAGCCTTGGTAGAACATCACGATGGTCGTTGGGAGATTGTAACATGGACACAGGAGAAAGATAATGTGGATACTAATGCTAATAGCAGTTCACGTGAACAATCCTCAGGACGTTCCAGGAAGAATAGAACTGGCATTCAAAGACCAGATGAGTTGCGAAGTAGCTCTAGCGTCAATGAAGTGGCAGCTAAAGTTTAACAATTTTAAGGTAGAAGGACAATGCAAAAAACAATAAGCGATAAAATTACTATTGTGGTCCCTTGCAAGAACGAGGAGAACTACATAGCACATCTGCTAATGCACTTGCGCCAGCAATCTATAGGTGACACTAGAATTATCATTGCTGATTGTAGTACGGACAATACACGCGAAGTTATTCAAATAATGAAAGGTGAACTGAATGTTGAAGTTATCAATGGCGGCCCAGTTAGTCTTGCTAAGAACAATGGAGCTCAACTGGTCACTACTCCTTACATCTTATTCATCGATGCCGATGTACGCTTCTTTAAAGATACTGTGATACACGATGCTGTTAACCTAATAGAGTCTAAGAACTTAGATCTCATTGGACTAAACATTAAATGCTATGACAAGGACCTACGTGCTAAGATTGGGTTCGCCGCATTCAACCTAATCAATCATGTATTGAAACACGTTAGTCCATTTGCTGTGGGAGCTTTCATGCTGACTCGTAGAGATCGTTTTGAAGAGTATGGGGGCTTCCCTGAACAGTTTTCAACCAGCGAAGACTTCTTCTTGTCTCGTAAGTACAGTCCTAAAAAGTTTAGGATCATCAAGCATCATTTCGGACAAGATAGCCGTAGATTTAAGAAGATGGGCTATATGGGCATGGCCAAGTACCTAGTCAAGAACTTTGTTAATCGCAACAATAAAGCCTACTGGGACAAGTTAGATTCATCTAAGTATTGGGGTTAAGTAATACTCGCTCGCTGACGGCGTACAATGTGATAAGTAGTCAGCAATAGGATCGCAAGATCCTATTTTTATGACTAAATATTAGCACTTATCGGAGTACTTATGAAGAAGTTATTAGTATTATTATTGCTGGTCCCTGTACTGGCATTTGCACAAGCAAAAGTGCCAAAAAATTCAGCAACCTACGACGCACAGATCCTGCGTGTCACAGACGGCGACACAGTGGTTATTGCCGCGCCATTCCTACCAGCACCATTGAAACCAGAGTTGGCTATTCGTGTGTATGGAGTTGACACTCCTGAGAAAGGACACAGAGCCATGTGCCCAAGTGAAGCACAGCGTGGTGAAGCTGCCTCAGCATTTACTAAGAAGGCTATAGAATCAGCAGCCGCAGCCAAGGGCAAGTTCCAAGTTACTATGTACGGTTGGGATAAGTTTGGCGGTCGTGTACTAGGTGATATCCTAATCAATGGTCAGAGCCTACGTGCTGCCTTGATTGCCAACGGCTTTGCTCGTGAGTACTACGGCGAAGCTAAACAAAGCTGGTGTAACTAAAATGAAGCGCCTACTAGCCATCACTGCACTGGTCACACTAACAGGGTGTGCTAGTATCATTGACATGATTCCCAGCAAGTGGGATGTCAATCAAGCCAAGGTTACTACTGACCTAAGACAGGCTACACATAACTTTGACTGCAAGGCAGATCAAAGAGCACAACTTAAAACCATTGCAGAACATGCACAATGGTTTGAACTCTACAGTGAAAGCAAAGGCACTAAGGATGTTGCCCAACTAGGCAAGACTCTGCAGGCCACAGTGAAAGAGTTTCGAGATAGAGCACAGCCAGTAAGTCCTATCTATTGCGATATCAAACGTAAGCTGATGATTCAACAGGCTGACATCATTGCTAAAACAACTCAAGGAAGATTCTAATGAAAACTGAACTACTATTAGAGTTTGCCAACATAGCGCAAACTACCTATGACAATCCTAAAACCGCTACTGCCAAGTTTAAAGCGTTAGGATATAAAATTATTCAATTCTTCGACATCAACGGAGCACAGGCATATCTATTGACCAATGGCACTATTACTGTGCTGAGTTTTAGAGGTACTGAAGTAACTGAAAAGTCAGATATATTGGCAGACTTAAAGGCTGGCAAGAATCTTGAAGCCTGTGGTGGCAAGGTACATGTTGGCTTCAAAGAAGAAATCAACAAACTATGGCCCACTATCTCTAAAGTGTTAGCAGACAATCCAGGCAACCTATACGTAACTGGACACAGTCTTGGCGCTGCCATGGCTACCATTGCTGCCAGCCGTATGCAGGATCGTGTAACAGCATTGATAACATTTGGTTCGCCGAGAGTTGGCAACGCAGAGTTTGTTAAGAGCCTAACTGTTGACCATTACAGAGTACAGAACAATTGCGATGATGTAACCAAAGTTCCATTTATGTTGATGGGATTCGCACATCACGGCACACACAGATACATGAACTTCTATGGAGAGTTTAGAGACCTAACTCCGTGGCAACAGGTAAAGGACATGGTCCGTAGCAGATTGCGAGCCAGAGCAAAAGGTCAAAAGTATATTGGTGTGTTTGATCACATGATGGCCAACTACATTGCCAAATTAGAAAAGTTAAGAGGAGAATAAAATGGAATTAGATCAAATCAAAGAAAAGATGAGTGCTGGCGAAGCCAAGGGCGCACTGATCGAAAAGGTAACATTTGCTGTGCTACCCATCATGTTTGCCTGTGTGGTGTACTTGATGAATGCTCTGAGTGTGGCCAATCATCAACTGACCATTCTTGAAAGCAAGATGCAGTTGGTGGTGACATCAGACAACAAACAAGCACCAAACATGGGTGCTGAACTGGCTCGTGAAAAACTGCGCCAAGACTTGATGCAGGCCAACACAGAAGCTGTGACCCGTGCGGCTGCAAACCGTGCCATCATTGAAACCTTGCTGTTTCGTGTGGCAGAGTTAGAAAAATTCAAAGACAGACAATTATACAACGGTGGGAAGAAGTAAATGAGCAACGTACTACACGAAGTTATCAACAGTGGGCAACCTTGGGCAGCTGAACGTGCTCAATATGCTCTACAAATAGCAGAAGCCCTACAGAACGGACAGGTCTCGCAAGATGAAGCTCGTGCCCTACTTGAAGACTTGATCAACACTGAAAAGTTAGAATCTGAGGGCGCGGACCTGCAGTTACGAGCAGCACTGGTATTTGGTGTTACACAGGTTCTCAGTATGTGTTAAACACTTTGACGAGGGCTTGAACTAAGTCTTCGATCATACCATCATCGTGAAACGGAGTGGGAGCAAATCGCAACCTCTCCGTTCCCACATCTACTGTGGGGAAGTTGATAGCCTGCACATAGATATTGTGATCGTTCATTAGTGCATCACTCATAGCTTTGGCACGTTTAGCATCTCCTACCAGCACAGGCACAATGTGTGTAGTACTACACGCCATAACGGGTATGCCAGCCTTGATCAATCTATACTTTAACTTACGGGCACGGTCTTGATGTTGCTCACGTAGCTCTCCGTGACTCTTTAAGTATTTCACAGCAGCCAGTGCGCCAGCACAGGTCACGGGACTCATAGATGTTGTAAAGATAAAGCCAGCAGCAATGCTACGGATAGCATCAGCTACGACACTGTCACAGGCAATGTATCCGCCCTGTACTCCAAATGCTTTACCAAGTGTACCGTTGATTATATCAACACGATCCTGTAGCCCGTACTTCTCAACTTTGCCTGCACCTGTTTCGCCATATAGACCTACAGCATGTACTTCATCGATGTAGGTCATAGCACCGTACTGGTCAGCTAGATCGCATATCTCTTTGATCATGCCCACATCGCCATCCATTGAGTAAACACTTTCAAATACAATACAAGGAGTCTTACCACAGAGCTGAGCAGCCTGTAGACATTCTTCTAAGTTCTGCATGTCATTGTGACGGAACACCTGCTTGTTAGCACGACTGTGTTGTATACCCACGATGATTGAGTTGTGATTGTTACTGTCGCTGATATATTCAATGTTGGGAATGATCTTAGCCAAGGCTATCAAGGTCCATTCGTTGGCCACATAAGCTGAACTAAACAACAATGCCCGTTCTTTCTTATGCAGAGTAGCAAGCTCATGCTCCAATGCCACATGATAGTGACTTGTACCTGCAATGTTTCGAGTACCACCTGATCCTGCACCTGTCATATCTAAAGCTGTTCGCATAGCATCTATAACAACCTTGTGCTGACCCATGCCTAAGTAGTCGTTTGAGCACCAGTTTACAATGTTTTTAATAGCATAAGGTCCATACCAGATAGCCTGTGGGAACTTGCCGTTTTCACGTAGAATATCGTTAAACACACGATATTTGCCATTAGCTTTAAGATCTGCTATCAGTGTTTCAAAGGGTGTTTTATCTATCATAGTAGACTATTTAACGATAAATATCGTAAGAGGATTAAAATAATGGCTGCAAACGGAATATCAACACTGGCAACTAAACTGGCAAGACAAACTGCTAAACTTACCATTGCTGAAGCTAAACGTCAAGGTAAAGTAGTTGCCGCCGACGGTACTATTACCGGTAGTTTAGATGCTACTAAACCTTACTATCGTGCTAAAAATACTTACAACATTGCGCTATTACCAGACACCTATTCCACTAGTGGTGATGATAATGCCAACACCAGTGGCCTAGTACAAGGTCGTCCTTGGTATGATTCAAACACCGAAGCAACATACGATGGCGAAGTTATTGAAGTTAGCCCAGGTATATGGCGCACTAACTATCAAGGATATCACAACGAAGTTCCAAACTTCTTTGATACTGCTGTGTTAAAGGCCGCTCCTGACAACTTTGATGCAGCTGACAATGACATCAACGAGCCAGCACTACCTAACTCAACCAGCATGATGCTAAAAGGCTACCTGCGAGTAACCTACACTGGCAACTACACAATATATTTGAGCTGTGACGACGGGGCTTACTTATGGTTTGGAGACAATGCCATCACTAACTGGCGTAGTGGTAACACCTTAACTAACGTGACTATATCAAACGGTGGACTACACCCTCAAACTGAAGTTTCAACCACCGTGGCTTTAACAGCAGGCACATACATTCCAATGCGTGTAATGTTCGGCAATGGCCCAGACGGACCTGGAGTGCTAGTTGTTAGTTATTCATATCCGGGACAAGCTAAGACATCGGACTTTACCGGTAAGATCTTCTACAGAACATCAACTAACGGATTCTAATCCATGACCATAGACGTATGAATAAAAAAGGACCCGAAGGTCCTTTTTGTTTGATGTAATATACTATTACTTCTTAGCAGTTGCGCCAGCATTGACAAATGCGTACATCTTTTCAGCTGTTTCTAGAACTTTCTCAAGTCCTGGGAATGTTGGCATATCTACTTTGGTAACGATTTGACCAGTCTTCTCATCGCGAGTAGCAGTCATTTCCCAACCTTGGAATTTAGAGTGGAAGTCTTCTGTTACCATGCTCTTAGCCATGCCAAGGATGTCTGTACGGATTTCATATCCGTTTTTGTTGAATTTAACTTCTGGTAGCTTTGGTGTTTCGAATTGTGACATAATAATCTCCTGTGTGTTTAATGTCTATGTGTAAACAGCAACTTTGCTGTCTATGTATTTATTATACAGTGTACAAGACTGTTTGTAAAGCTGAATGAACTATTTTTTAAACTTGTTTACTCTTTCTTTAACAAGTTTAACAACAGTGTCACTGAGCACAACTTCGTAGTGGTTGCAATCTACTTCCACTAATTCCATATCCTCGTGATGCCGTTGACTGGCAATGGTTACTACACCATCATTGGGCTCGTGCATAAAAGGGCTTTGACCCTTTACTGTTACTATGTTGGTCCAAGGATGCTGTATTTTAATACGTTTAGCCTGCTTCATTACCCAACTACTGGGCCCAATGTCACGCATCAGTCTGCTGAATGGCAAGAAGTATTGAGCATAGTCCGCTACTTCAGCACCACCATAGGGTGTGCTTAGGGTCACAGCACCTTTAACGGCTACTGGCATACTATTAGCTAAATGTAGGCTGTAAATGCCGCCTAGACTATGTGCAACAAACACCAGGTCCTTATAGTCCTGTAATGCTGTCTGCATGTCCTTTAGGTTATTTTCAAACCCATTTCGGCTATCATAGTTGAGGTCTAGACCTTCACCTAATTTACTCTTGATATAGTTGAAGCTCTCGCTGGTGGCATTGGCACCGTGTATGTACACTAATTTCATGCCAATATTTAGTAATTTTAATAGTAGTGATGAGATGCTTTGCTCTTACGGTATTCCGCAATGGCTTCGCCCCATGCAACTAGGCTTTCGAATATAGTGTTTAAAATTGTTTTCATAGATATGTTTCCTTTTGAGAATATTGGTATTGTCGGATGTATGCTTCCAACTGTGCAGTATCGGTAATACTTTTGGTACTTAGATAAGCGTCTAAGCGGCTTTGGTAATTAGATCCTGGGAACATTTCGGCTAATCGTTCCATTACTCTAATCATTTGCTCTGATAAGAATTTCATGTTATAATCCTTGTGTAAGTGTGTGTAGAGACTCATGGTTTCTACTAATATATTTAGTCTAGTTTATCTGGCACTGCAACATTTTTATTTTACTTTGCAAAAAGGTTAAATATACAAAAGAATTAGAGGATTATATGCGTAAAAGCACCAGATCAATACTGCAAGAATTAAGCGACTTAGGTATTAGCCGTGACAAGGATCAAGTGATTGAAAGCCGTGGAGCAAACCTAATCGAAAGCGCAATTAACCTGTTAACTCTGATTCGTGAGCAATACGATGTAGAAACGGCTGCTGAATTAGAGCGCCGTTTTGTTAATGCTATCCGTACTAGCGAACCAGCTAAGTTTAAGCGTGGCATGAAGAAAATACAGGAAAGCAAAGGCAATGAGTAAAAATGTAATATTTCCGGACACTAAAGAGTTCGATCAAAAACTAGCCCCGGAAATGAAGGCTAAGATGGATGCTATCCTAAATCCCCTAGGATTAAACAGCGTGGCCATTGGCAGCGCACACACTCCTACGCCCGGGGAAATGAGCGGCGATATGGACTTACAAGTTGATCTTGACGAAGTTAAAGCCAAGTTTAAAACAGATGATGATAAATCAGCTCGCAAAGCATTAGCCATGTTTGTACAAGATCGTGGCTTCCAAGTGCGTCAAGCAGGTGTTAATGTATTTGTACGTTTACCAGTAGGTGATGAGTTCTATCAAGTTGATCTTGAGACTATTCCTAATGTGGCTAAAGTCAGCCGTTATCATCAACACAAGATTCCTAAAGGATCAACATACAAGGGCGTGGGCAAACAGCTGATGTTAGCACAGTTGGCCAAGAGCAAGGGCTATATGTACTCTGCATGGCAAGGACTGTTTGCACGTACCCCAGAGAATAAGAAAGGTGAACTAGTTGCAGACGAGTGGGATGACATTGCTCGTGTGCTAATAGGACCAGATGCTACTGGAGATAACATTGATTCAGTAGAAGCTATCATGGCCAGCTTGCCAGAAGAGCAGGCACAGGCATTACTAGCACATGTTAAACAAGATAAGAACTGGGCTGAACGAACTCCAAAGATATCTGAAGATATTAGACGAATGAGACAGTTAGCTGGTATGAAAGAAGCCGATGTAGTAAGCCCACGTTTTGCAGGTGTGCAACAAACTAAACACGCCGATGGTAGTCAAACTACAGACTATAATCAAGGTCCTTTGCAATCTACACAGAAAGTAGATGCCCAAGGCCGCCCGATCAAGACCACCACGGCTTACGACTTAGGTGCTGCCAAACTTAGCCATAGTAATGATCATGTAAGTGGCATTCGATCAACCGAAGTTGCTCCAAGAGTTGGAGACGGAACCGACACCGCCGCAACCCTTGCAGCAGCACATCAAATGATGCCAACAGCAGATATTGCAGCAGCCCGCGGAGTTGATCCTAAAAAGTTTGCACGATTTCAGAAACAAAATCCCTCAGCAGTTAAAGAAAGCCCTGAGCTAACAGCAATGTTAACTATTGCGAGATTAAGATGAGAGCAAACGAGTTCCTAAGAGAAGCAGAAGAAGCTGCTGTTAAAAAACTAGGTCGTGCCTTTAACCACTTGGAAGACCTAGTGTTCTTTCACGGTAGCCGCGGCACTATTGAAGCATTGGACCATTTGAAAGAAATCGCTACTAGTGCTGGTAGTAAGACTATACGTATGAAGTGGGATGGTAATCCACAGATCTACTGGGGTCGTGCTGAAAAAGGTGGTCCACTAATCCTAGCGGGACATAATGGCTGGAGCCGTGGTGCTGCTACTGATAGTCCAGATGCAGTAGCAGACTTCATTGCCAACAAGAGCGGTAAACCTAAAACTCCCGAAGAAGTAAAACAACGACAGGCATTTGCACAACAGTTTGCAAATCTATATCCCCTGTTTGATCGTGCTACTCCAAAGAACTTTGTGGGCTACGTCTATGCTGACGGCCTGTACTTACAACGACCCGCAGTTGACAAACAAGGTGTGTATAACTTTGCACCTAATCCAAAAAGTCAAACTGCCTATCATGTTAAGGCAGATAGTCCATTGGGACAACAGATTAGTCAATCACAGGTAATGGTAGTGGGCCATGCCTACTTTCCGGAGTTTGGTATGGATGACAGTGATCAAAAGCCCATGGATGACTTTAGCATGTTCAACACAGTTCCTGAACTGATTGTACAAGGACCTGTGTATAACAGCAATCCAGTTAGTATAGATACTAGTGCAATTGATCGTGTGGAACAGTATTTGAATCAACACTCTGCTGCTATTGACAACTTCTTGCAAGGTACCACTGGTCTTGGTGATCTAAAGAATATATTGTATACCTATGTTAATCAAACAGCTAAAGCTAAACAGTTGGATAATCTGGGCGCACAGAACTTCTTATCTTGGCTAAAAAGCAGCAAGGTTAGTGAGCCCAAGCAGACTAAGATTGAACAGCTTGCACAACAACATGCTCGTGCATTAGAAGCTATATTCGGACTTGTTGGCCGTATTATGGATCTTAAAGATCAAGTTATTGATCAAGTAGAGCAAGGACAGGGCGAAATATGGGATACACATGGCGAAGGCCGTGTACGCTACGCACCTGCAGGTAAAAAGTTTGGAAATGTCAAGCTAGTGCCTCGCAGACGTTGGACTCCGAAGTAATATTATCTAGCCAAAAAACTCCATATTCCGGGGTTTTTTTGTATCTCGTATAAATAATAGTACAAAGGCCTACAGGACGTAGGTCGACATATACGAGGAGATATATTATGTCAGCAACAACAAGAGTAAATCCTACCGCAGTAGCGTTAGGTACAGTACAACGTACATTTCAACAAACAGTATTCAAGTATGTATTAAGCGGTTCAGACGGCGCTATTGCATTAACTACAACTACTGCAACTAGAGTTACAGAAGAACTTGGTACAACTAGTTCAGTATTCCAAGTAGCCAGCGACGGTTTAGAGATCCTTACAATGGGCGATCGTCATATGCTTGACTTAGATGCATTAGCTAGCAGAGTTGGATATGTTCTAGGCGCAGGAAGTGTAACAGCTACTGGCGTATGGACATTTACAGCTGGTGGTACACTAACTGTAACAGAACCAACAACATTGTATTCAATGTAATAATTCTCCGGGATGGGAAGACTAAGCCCCTTAATTGGGGCTTTTTTACGGCCATGATAAATACATTACAATGAACTACAAAGAGTAGTTCGACATATACGAGGAGATATATTATGTCAGCAACAACAAGAGTAAATGGTTCAGGCCAATATTTAACTGGTTCTATAGTTTCAGTTGTACAACTAAAAGCATTCATAATTGACGTGGGCGCAGACTTGCAAGCCCAAGATGACGGCATTGACGAAGCTGTAGAGCAAGTTATACGTGAACTACAGCCGTTAATGTATTTTACACCATCAGCTGGTGACGGTATTATTCACGTGATCGTAGACGGTCACGGTGTAGATGCAGATACATTACAGCTACGTGTCCGTGCGTTAGATACAGGTGCAGGTTATCGTTATAATGCTGCAACAGTTGTACTAGGTACAAGTTTTGTAGTAGCTTAATTCTCTGGGATGGGAATAATAAGCCCACTTTTATAGTGGGCTTTTTTACGGCTGTTAAATACAGCAATGATTTATTGTTTATACACGCTAGCTGACATTTCTGCTTCGGGCCAGTACAAATCTAGGAATGATCTAGAAAGACTACAGCAACAAAACTTTGATACTGTTATGCAGACCATTGGACTTGCTGGTAATGTTTATTTTAGCCACCCTCCTCAGCCTATCCCTGCAGATATATTTGGCAACGCAGATCAAACCTGTTGGTACTTTGAGTGGACTATGGAAATAGAACACCTATTCGAAGTAGATGGGGATGAGCTATCTAGGCTGAAAGACCTGTTTGAATACGTGCCATTCATAACAGGATTAACAGAAACTGCCCAGTTTGAACGGCCTATGTTTAAGCTCGGGCACAATATTATTTTTGATTATAAACAATAAATATAATACTATAGGCACAAAGGCATCTTAAGGCTCACACAGTAATACCATACTGAGCAACACCAACCCACAGGAGAGATGCCACATGGCGACCGCTACCGCGAAGAAACCACGAACAAATTTAGAAGCAGTTCCACAACTAGCACAGTTACCGGAACGTGTCAGTGTATTAGAAACTAAAGTTGAAAACATCAACGAAAAGCTAGTCGATCTCAAAGCTGATGTTAAAGAAATGCATGACTGTTTAGATCAAACTCGTGACATGCTATCAGACAAGCTAGAAAAGATGCAGGAAGAGTATCGCAGGAATGCTACTAGGTATTTTGAACATGCTGATCGCCTACACTTAGAAGATGTGGCATCACACGAAAAAATGAGTAGTCGTATTGGCTCCTTAGAAAGAGTTAAAAACAAATGGCAACAGTATGTGATGATATTATTAGCATTTGGCGCAGGCACAGGCTGGCTTAGTGGCCATACAGTAAACGTGTCTCAGCTGTTAAAGTTTGTTGGTATATAAAAGTATTATGTTATTAAGAGAGTTTACATTAGAGAGCGTGGTTGATCAAGCTATTTTGTTTCACAAAGAGCTTAATCCAAAGCTATGGAAGGAACGTAGACTCAATCCAGAAGTACGTTTTAAACTGTTAAAGATTGCCAAACACTTTATAGACTTTATTGATATTCCACAGATAAGTCTTAAAAATATTACCTTGTCAGGCTCCAACGCAGCCTACACCTATACAGAACACAGCGACTTGGATCTACACCTTGTTGTTGATATTCCTGCTGCTGCACAGTATCACTTAAAACCCCTGTTCGATGCTAAGAAGAATCAGTATAACTTTCAACACGATATTAAAATACACGGT